TGTAGTAGATGCTCCAAACCAAACATAGACGGCGGCGATCCATTTTCACCTGTATACATAATGGCTGTATACGAATTGGCTGGCTGGAAGTTCGTGCCCAACCAACTTATCAAGGAGTCCGAAATCACGATTACGGCAGATTTTCCAAGGGAGCTCACCAAACAGGGAAAATTCAAGTCAAACAGGATTGTCAATCTTGCTGCTGGCGGGACGTATGTTATTAAGGCGGGGACACTGTTCTCTATCTACAACGGACGTTCGTTGTTCTTACGTCGAGGAGGAGCTCGGTCCCGGACTCGTAGGGTTCGGCGCTCTCTAACCCTTCGTCGTCGCAAATACCGACTGCGCAAGTGAATGGGCGTCCTCTTCCGTGATATTGGCAATCGTCCGTGCGACACCACACAATCCAGCATGAATATCCATCCACCGCTCGTCGTCCCACGGGACCTCAGTGGTACGAGGAGGACGACCAGGGAAGTTCTCTAGCAGAACGCCGTCCTTCTCGCCCTTCATGAACATATAGCACCGCAGTTGAATGAAATCGTAGGCTGGCGGAGTCGTCCAGAACCGCTTGCGATTCTTCGTCTCTACAACCTTCCCGTCCTGCATGCCATCCAGATATCCGATGAGGCGATAAGAATCAGACTCAAACTCCACGAACGTATTGCGGTCTGTCACTTCCTTACCCGTAGCTGCCGCATGGTTGTTCTCGGCCTTATCCTCCAGCCGAGTCCCCCGCCGCTTCTGGATCTCCGAGGACAGAACCTGGTGCTCCTGCGACTGCTCGATCTTGAACGTCACCTCTGGGTTCGCACATAGAAGAGCCGTCTCCGTTGCAACATCCATCTGACCCGCAATCACACGAGCCACGGCCTCCTGGAGTGCAGGAGTTGTAGGTGCCCGCTTCCCCTCCAGCGTCTCTTGAACGACCTGGCGAATATGCGTCTGCTTGAAGGTCGTGATCGCCTTCTCCATCTGGTAATCGGAGGTGGCTCCACACGCCATATCCACCGATGCCCACATAGCCTGCAGTGCTGGTCCACTTGCTTGGGCTACAACTTCCCGTTCCGTTCGGGCGCCCATCGTATCCTTCACGCCCAGAATCACCGACTTGAACTTGGGCATCGTAGTAAGAACCTTGAGGAGCGATTCATTCTTGCTGCGGTAGGGGTTAAGACCAAGGAGAGATGCGACATCGGAGGCACTGAAACGGGGCTTCATTTTGTTGTATGTCCTGCCAGGCTCTAACACAGTTCCGTTTTCAACTGAACATGTTTACATAGTCTGGACCCTTGCAGTTATTCGCCGACACAATCGCCTTGAAAATAGGATCACATTCGGGGTTGGATGCCCGGGCTAGACCCCGAGGTTCAGGACCGAAATCGGCCGTCAGACGATCCATACGACTCTTGACCAGCCGAGCCTCGTCTGAATCTTCTGTTAGGTACCATGCCGGCTCTGTCCAGTACGCCTTGAGATCTTTTAGTTCCGATTCATGATGAATACACATCTCATCCGAGAAATGCCAGAACTCGGCACCAGGAGAGAATCGACTGTCCTCCCAAAATACATGCTTGATAAATACTCGGGGACCACCACACAGGTAGTTTTCCCGGTTATTCGTTGTCGAGTTCTTGGCCACTACCGAGATGTTCATATTCTTCTGCTCCCAGACTATTGAGTTCATAAAATTCATAAGCACAGGGGACGCCACAAAATCCGCATCCCACTTGAATACCCATGTATACTTCGCTTGCTGGATACACCAATTTGAATACCGAATAAAACTATGCGGAGAATCAACATCAGTGGCTAGCGTCTCATACCCTGCCCTAGACACAGCATTGTCATAGGCTAGAACCCGCACATTGTCATTCTCAAGCGCCAGAGCCATTGCGATATCAGAACTCTTGTCTGTGCACCGATGAAGGATTAGAACAATCTCGTGAAGAAAGTTGGCACCTGCGAGCGACCGCACACACTTCTCCAGCGTAGCCTCTTCGTTGTGGACACGGACGATGAACGATACCCCGTTTCCCGCCATTTACGTATGTCATGATAACAGTATGTAAATGGCAATCCGCCTCCACATTCTGGGGCTGCCGCATACGATTACCACGAATGATTTCAGTCATTGTGCATACACCGGCAAGGTTCTCCGTTTCCCCAGGATGATGATGTCCCGAGGATTTGAAGTCTATCATTATGGCGTGGAAGGGTCCAAAACCAACGCAACAAAAGAGATTGAAATCATGTCCCGTGATGAATGGGATATCCTGCGAATCATGTCCTATAAACAACTCCATCCGGAAGTGGCGCACGCAGACGCTGTTAAGAATCTCGAGGACCATACCACGTTCATTGGTGATTTGGCCAACTGGTCTACTCCTCTTTACAGGGAATTCAACGCCCGTCTTCGCCCCCTCCTTCAAGCGAATTATCGTAGCACCAAGACTGATATTGTATGTCTCCCCTTTGGAGCATCCCATGATACCGCCATTGATGGACTCGATATAGTTTTATGCGAAAGCGGAATCGGATACAATGATTCTAAGCGCCCTTACCGGATTTTTGAGAGTTATGCCTGGCTCCACCAGGTTTTGGGTGTGGAAAAGAAGTGGGGGCAGAATTACTGGTTCGTGGTTCCCAACTACTTTGATTCGGTCGAATGGCCTCTATCCCTGACTCCTCAAATCAATACGGTCGGGTTCCTTGGTCGTATCTATGATGGCAAGGGTTGCCACATTGTCGTAGAAATTGCTCGACGAATGCCTCATATTCGTTTCATTCTTTGTGGACAGGGCAATCCTGCACAGTTCCTCGTGTGCCCCAATATCGTCTACAAACCACCGATCAGCGGAACTGAACGTGGCGAGTATCTGGGGTCTCTCCAAGCTCTCGTGGCTCCCACATTGTTCATTGAACCCTTTTGTGGAGTTGCAGTAGAGTCCCAGTTGTGCGGAACCCCTGCTATTACACCCGATTATGGTGCACAGACAGAGACCATTGAACCATTCAAGACTGGTGTTCTGTGCCATACTCTGCAGGATTACTGTTTGGGGATCCAGATGGCGGTGGACGGAAAATTTGATCGGGCTTACATTCGTGAACGTGCCGTGCGTTTGTACGACATGTTCAATGTAGCGAAGAAGTATGAGTATGCGTTCAAGAGTATCATGGATATTCACAGCGGTGCGAACGGGTGGTATTCACCAGAGTCGCATATCCCTAGATTGACTGAATGAATTCCCATTGCAGATACTCACAAATCTTCTTCCAGATCGTATCGTGCTGAATCAGCCGATCACGGGATTTGAGAAGCGGGAAGTGGACCTTATACTCGTCCAGCTCCAGCAGCTCCAGGAATTTGTAGATGATATACGAATACGACAGGAAGTTCCGGCGTTCGTCGGGGCAGTAGAGGAGGTAGGGTGCCTGCACTTCCTGGAACATGGCTCGGATCTTGTCCTCGATCTCTGGTGTGATCGTGGGCGGGGGGTTGCCGTTCAGTCTAGAGAGGATGTGTGCGGCATGTTCATAATACCGGTTCCTCCCGAGCTTTTTGAGGATTTCACGGATATTCTGCTCAGTCAAGAGAGCGATATTGTCTATGCGGCGCTTCCTGATCTCACAGATGACTTCGTTCATCACATCTTCTGGTATCTCCGTGCTTTCCTTGGCCTGGAACTGGTTCAGGATTTCATTGAGATGGTTCTGCTTCTTGTATGCATAATTGTTTCGTTCCTTCGGGGGATCACGGAAACTGGGGAAATCAGAGACAACGAGGGCATACTCTTCCGAGCCGCACTTGGGGCATACGAGAATACCTTCGGATGTGATCTCTTCCCTGGGAATATTACACGGTGCACAGTGTTCGGCCATCTTCTTGATATTGTCAGCGTTCTCGGCAATGTTCAAGCCGTTGGACAGACCACGACGGGAAAGGTATTCGTCAAACATCTTTTTCTTGGACGGACCCGCTGACATCTCTGTCACGGAAAACAGTTTATCGAACGTCCCCGGAATCCTGGATCCAAAATCTACCTTGGACGTTGTCTTCTTTCCGGGGGGCGCATAGTAATCCAGCATGAGGTCTCCGCTTTCCAGGTAATATTTCTGAATATCGCACTTCTCCTTCGCATCCGAAATGGTTTGTACGAGCGCATCGTGTTCTGCCTGTAACCTAGATTGGCGCATGACATCTTCAAACACGAAAGGACTGAATTTTCCGGAGAGTTCTTGGGTAAGTTCTGCGTGTCTAGTTTCCAGAGCCCGCACCGATTCATCGGACGAACCCTGTTGGAGTTCGTCTACATACCGTTCATGGAGAGAATCCAGGGTTCCTATTTCCCGTCCCTTTGCAGTTCCATCCCGAGATTTCTTGACCTTGAAAACATCCGAGGACATTATTTGATGTGCTTGGAGTTTCACCTGTAAGTCTCTTCATTCAATCATTCTTCAAGAGAACGTATCCTATAAAAATCGCAAAGGCAACAGCAAGGGTTGCAGCGGACCCAGAATCAATGTAGTCTATTTCAACAGGCGCCTGATACAAATTTTCCTGGAAGTTCGCATACTTCTCTCCGGGGTTGAGTCCTTTTGCGTTCTTCTTTGCCTTTGCGGCTGCTTCTGCTTTAGTCTTTGCCGCCTCCGCATCTGCTGCATCCTTGGCTACTTTCTCGGCCGCCTTCTTCTCGGCTCTGATGATCGCCAAAAGTTTGGCAGTTTCAGAGGCAGTGGAAGCCGTGCACGGACTCATATTAAATTCCAACGACGTGGATAGGAATTTTGTTTGAGGTCCTTGGTCTACACCCGTCTGAATATCGGTTGTAGGACACGTCCAAGCCTGGCAGGGCGGAATTCCGTCCAAGACAAGTCCGTTCATGATTTTCAGGGGATTCATAGCTGCCAAGTCGCCACCTGCTCCCGGAATAATACCGTCAAACCCGTTGCCTTTCACCGCTTTCTGAAAACTCTCACCTAGAACCGCCGCTGCATCATCTCCTCCCAACTTGTTGTTGGTGTAGGAGGACCGAGGAACAACTTCGCCGTCGCCTTTGTCATTGCCGTCCTTGTCCTTTGTTCCCGGCAGACGGCACATTCCACCCGTATCCTTAAAAAATTGATTTCCGACTTTCGGTCCTACGATCAAATTGTCTACATATCCAAAAATAGCAGTGGCGTTGGTCACCACCTGGGACATCGTTCCATCGGTGCCTACACGCTTATCTTCCGGAGACTCGATATTCTGGAGATAATCATAGGACGGACCAAGCGCTTTGTCTAGA